CCGCCTTAACTGTCTCCTCGCGCTGCTTACGGATGTCTTTCTGCTGACCGACAGTGTCTTCAACTTCAACTACGGCGACTTCACCGCTGGACTTGTCTACGACTACCCAGCCGCCAAGGTCTTTTCCCTGTGCGTCTGCGTAGCCGTAGAGTTGCCCAACATAGCCAAAGTCGTCCTTCGCCCGGACCTCATCATACCCTTTTGACCACTTATTCTTAAACGCCCACGGGGAGCAGGACTTGATGTCATACGCCTTGCCATCAATGTCGATGTCACTCTCGCCCTTGATACGCTCTCCGGCGGTCTCCAGTACGACTTTGTCGCCTTCACTCGTTACATTGACGTCTGCCGCCTTCATCACAAAGCGGACAATCGTCTCCACGCTGTCGCCGATCAGCATTCGGACGACATGGTTGTAGGGCATGCGCTGCTTCTTGGCCCCAGACTTCTCCATCTGCAGTTGGCAGACTGGGCGTCCAATGTTGGACATACGAAGACGGAATTCCCGCGTCTGCGGAGAAAACTGTTTGCGGAGAGCAGCCTTAAACTGCTCCCCGGCCTCTTCGACCCACTCTTCCTTAAACTCCACGCCTTCATCATTTGACGCAGCGTCTAGGATCGTTCTGATTTGAGCCTCAATTGGCGTCATGCCCAATCCCCTTACGCTACGTCTTGTTCAAGATCGTCTCCAAGGGCATCCAGAACACCGGCGTTGGTTTGCCGCTCTCGAATGGCTGCCTCATGCTTGTCACGGATTTTCTCGTTCTGTGAGCGGATTTGGCTGGCCACTTCATTGATGCTCTCGCCAATTTCCTGCGAAAACGGCAGCGGTGTGGTGAAGTCGGGCTGGAACCGGGCGACGTAGTAGATCACAGACCCGTTCTTGTGACGCTCAAGGCTAACGTTGATGTCAAAATCCCAGACCGCACGGCCAAACGGCAGCTTCTTCATAACATCGTCTTCAAACGGCATGAAATTACTGCCCTTCAAGGACATTAAGAATGGCTCATTCTCATGCGTTACATCGTTGCCGTCGACGTCTTTGCCGGTATACGAGACCACGCCCCGAAGCTGGCGGAACGCCGTGACATTCTTGAACCGCTCCTTCATATCCGGGTCCATCTTCGATTTGCCCATTGGCATACCGCAGCGAGTGGTCCCTTTTTCGTCCAGCATCTCCTGCTGCATATTGGGTACAATAATCGTCCGGTTTACCAGCTTGTTGGCATCTGGGTCATATTCAAGATACTGGTAATGAACGCCCAGAACGCGAATTTTCACGGTTTTGGCGTAAGCCAGCGGGGACTTATTCAAAAAGAAAGCTCCTTTGGGAAGTTCCTTTCCGTTGTCGTCCTCGTCGAGACTGTTGATCTTCAGAAGCGGGGTACCACCGCCGCCCTCACTGGCGGTGACCCCCATCAACTCCTGCATCCGCTTCATTTCAGCGGGGTCCATTGTTGCAACTTCAGTGCCTGTCATTTAACTGCTCCAGTTTGGGTTGGAGCCTCAATATTACCTTAGCAGATGTCTAGTTGCAACCTTAAAAGTAACCTTTACGCCACTTTTTTGAGGGGAACCTCCTTTTGCTCCATCCAGTTCGGTCCAGCTTCTATTTCAATTGCCAAGGGCAGGGCGAAGTCGTAGCCGAACCGCTTTTTCGCCTCCCCTACAATGTCCATTGCCTCAGAAACTACCGCACAGACCGTATCCAGTTCTCCGGGGAAAACGTCGACCACGATGCTGTCATGTACCGTGAGGATGAGCTTCGACTGTAAGCCATAGTGGCGGAACAGGCGTAACGCCCGTATGCAGGCCAACGGCACCAGATCCGCTGTCGCAAAGCCTTGTACCGGATAATTGACCACCGCTGTGGCGTTCGTGATCCGGCCACTGCTAAGGCGTTTAGCGTCGGGGAAGTAATACTCTCGGCCTGATGGGATGCGGACTATTCCATCTTTGAGTACGCCGTTGAATAGCTCTTTGTGGTAGTTGGCCATGCCGACATAGATATTGAAGAACTCCTTGAAGTACTTCTGGATATGCTCTGGCTCTGAGGCACCCATACCGCCGTACAGCGGTGCAAATGAGTAGGCCTTGGCCCCTTGCCGCATATCCTTGCTGACATCTGCCGTCTCGCACTGGTGGATAATGCTGGCCGTCTGCTTATGTATGTCCTTGCCGTCATAAATGTCCTTTATGATCTGCGGATCACGGCTTAATTCACCGGCCACACGAAATTCCAGACCAGAGAAGTCCGCCTCCAATACCAGACCACCCTTAAAACGACTGACGACCGATTTTCTCACCGGAAACTTACCGCCCTTCGGCTGGTTCTGAAAATTGGGCTTACTGGAGGATAGGCGGCCTGTGCGGGCCACAGTCTGATTGAAGTTGGCATGCAGAAGACCGTCAGGACGGGTCCACGCCTGAATACCCCGCACGAATGACGACAGGTATGTATTGACTGCGTTTAGGCGCGACATCTTTTGCAGGAACTCTACCGCAATTGGCCGCTTCTTATCCTCCGCCTGTGCGATCAGTCGATTGATCGTGGCCTTGTCGGTTTTGAAGCCGTGAACAGAGGCGTCTGACGGACCCTGCGGTACAAGGCGCAGTCCCGCCGTTTCTTTGGTCGGCAGGTATATCGACCCAGAGCCACCACACACCCGACATTTCGGGTGCTTCTTGTAAGGCGTACCATCCTTCTTTCGCTTGAACTGAATACCAGAGCCGCTGCAAGTGCTGCAGTGATGGAGAACAGTCTTCTTGGATACCTCAGTCGTCGCCCGGACTGCCGCAGCAAATTCATGCGCCTTCATCTTCGGCGGATACTTCGGCTTACCATTTGCCTGCAGCCCCAAATTGAACATCTGCGCGTGTAGATTACGATCTTTCAGTTGCCTGCTATAGATCACGGAGGACATGTCTGGGCCGCTATTGAGGTTGATCGGCGTGTCGCCCATCACAGATTCGATGATCTCTCTCAGGCGCTTTTCAATACTGGCCTTCTCCGCCAGAAACTGTTCTTCAACGTCAGATAATGCGTCTAGGTCGATCTGGATACCGTTCCGTTCGATTTCCACCAAGAACCACAGCATATCGTTCATCAGATCAAAGACCGGCTTCAGACCCCGATTGTCCTGATGCTCCAGTTCCTTCAGTTGGTCGAGGTAGATTTCCGCGCAGGACAGGACGTCTGTGTCAGCGTAGTCCACCATCACGTCCAGCGGCATGACCTCGAAGCCTATCCCTTGCTTGAAGTAGTCCTCAGTCACATCATCCCGCTTTCGCGTCACATCCCGGCGCTTGGCCGTTTCTTTGAGCGACAAGGGACGCCACTGAGACCGGGAAAAGATGTATTCCCCGATCATCGTGCAGTAGACTGTCTCTGGCAGGTCAAACTCCATCTCGTTAAGCCACAGGACGTCAAACTTAGCATTATGCGCCACAACGATGTCCGCCTCACTGAGTGCGTCCTGAAGGGGCTGGCGGGGGTCAGGAGTCTGCTGCTCGTTATGGTTCCACACAAGCCTCTGTGCGTCTCCTATGGCATCTCCCTCTACCATCCGCCAATGCGCGGAGACGCAGCTATTGTCTGGGTGAAACGGGGAATTGTCTGTCTCTCCGTTGGTGGTTTGAACGGTGGTCTCCAGATCCAGAACAATCGTTTTCATTTACGGCTCCCCATCTGCTTAAATACGTTCCACCACTCTTCTAGCCACCAGAAAGACCCGGTCTTCGGAGGCAATTCATGTGCCTGCTCTTCCGGGTCTGGCCCCCAGCGTTCGGTAAACCGCTCTATGTCTTCTTTGCTAATCATTATGCTGCCTCATACAGTTTGCTGATCGCCAGAAATCGTTTGCTGGTCAGAAAGCGCCAGATGGCGCTAGGGGCTGCCAGCTTCTCCTGCTCCAAAGACAGGCCGCTCCCGTGGCCAAGGTCTTCTTCCACGCACTTGTCTAGGAACTGATCCGAGGTAGCCCCGCCCACGACCCTCATCAGGCTCTCGTCCGAGCAGGCAGTAACGAGGACGTACAGGTCGGCGGAAGCGAATTTCCGGCTTTTCAGTAGAAGCTTCCCATTTGTGTGAAACGTACTTTTGACGTCGATTGAGACTGTCTCGCAGTAC